GCAAGATGAATGAATTACTGAAGAAATTGCTGGAAAGCCAAGTGCTGTCGGAAGACTCCAAAGCCGAGCTGGAAGAAGCAATTGCTAGTCAGATGCAAGATGTGATCAAAGAAGCAAAAGAAGCCGCAGCTGCTGAAACCAAATTGGAATTAGCTGAGCAGTATCTGGAAGCTCGTGATGCACTGATCGAAGCATTAGACATGAAACTGACCGAAATGTTCGAAGCAGAAATGGATGAGTTAAAAACCGACATCGCTGCATTCCGTGACCTGGAAGTTGAGTTCGCTGAGAAACTGGTTGAAGCTAAATTGGAATTGGCAGAAACTGCTAAAGCTGATATTGGCACACTGGTTGAACAACTGGACACATTCTTGGATCTGCGTTTCGATGCAGAGTTCACAGAACTGAAAACTGACATTGTTGAAGCTAAGAAATTGGACTTCGGCCGTCGTGTATTCGAAAGCTTCATTACCGAATACGAAACCAAATTTGTTCGTGAAGACGACATCCATGCTAGACTGGCTGAAGCTAAGTCGGAACTGGCCACGGTGAGTTCGAAACTGAACGAAGCAACTGCTGCAAGAACTAAGATGGAACGTACTATCAAACTGGAAAGTGTGTTGGCTCCTTTGGAAGGACATGCTCGTAGTCTGATGGAAACTATCTTGGCTGCTGTAGAAACCAGTGAACTGGAAAGAGGTTACAACAAGTTCATCGGTCGTGTACTGAAAGAATCAACTGCTACATCGGGTAAAGACTTGGTCACCGAAAGTGCGGATAAATCGGCAAAAGCAGGCACACCAGTAGTATTAACAGGCGATGTAATTTCTGAGTCGCAAAACAAGGATGCTCCAAGTCTTCTAACAGAAGATGAAAAGCGCAAATTACAGCGTTTAGCTGGTATCAACTAATAAATACTTTTATTCAAATCTGAGGAGATTCAAATGGATTTACAAACTAAATGGGCAGAGGAAAAGAACACTCTGTTGGATGGTCTGAAAGGCACGCTGCGTGAATCAGTAAGTACTGTGATGGAAAACCAACGCAGATACGCACTGAACGAAACTGCAGTTGATGGTTCGACTTCGGCTTCCAACATTGCTGGTTTCCGCAAAATCATGATCCCAATGATTCGCCGTATTATCCCAGGCACGATCGCAAATGAATTGGTTGGTATCCAGCCAATGCAGGGTCCTGTTGGTCTGGTATACTCGCTGCGTTTCAAATACGGTGAAAGCGTAACGACTTCGACTTCGCCAGTTGATGACATCACCGCTGGTGACGAATTGTTCGGTAACAGCCATCCAATCCGTCGTTTCTACTCGGGTTCGACTGGTTCGGCTCAAGTGCCTGGTGCTTCTGGCATGGGTGCTCCAGCTAATACCGCAATCACTGGTGTAGCTACTGGTAATGCATGGGGCTCGACTCTGGATGCAGCTGCTGGTTGTACCGTTGGTGGTGCAGGTTCGTTCCTTGAAGGCTCTGGTGGTCGTAAACAGAACTTCGAGATCGTGTCGCAAGCTGTTGAAGCTGGTACACGTAAGTTGCAAGCAGGTTGGACCATCGAAGCGATGCAAGACTTGAACAACCAACACGGTCTGGATGTTGAAGATGAAATGACCAAAACAATGTCGGCTCAGATCGTACAAGAGATCGACAACGAGATTATTACCGACTTGACCGCTTTGGCTGGTACAGTTGCTACATGGGACGGTGCTCTTCCATCCGTACCAGGCTACTACCGTCCTACGTTCATCGGTGATCGTTTTGCTAACTTGGGCGTGATGATCGCTTACGTTGCAAACGAGATCGCTCGTAAGACTCGTCGTGGTGCTGGTAACTTCATCGTTGTTTCGCCAATGATGTTGACCGTGCTGCAACAAGCTGTTAAGTCCCAACTGGCCCCAGCTGTTCGTGGCTCGTTTAAAGGTCCTAACAACACCCAATTGGTTGGTACCTTGAATGGTACAATCAAAGTGTACAGCTACTTGTGGAATCAAACCCAATCGACTGACATCGGTGGTACAGGCGATGACACGATCTTGGTTGGTTACAAAGGTGGCGACGGTGAAACTGACTCCGGTTACTTCTACTGCCCGTACATCCCGTTGATGTCGTCTGGTGTTATCACTAACCCATCGACCTTCCAACCAGTTGTATCGTTGATGACTCGTTACGGTAAAACGTACTTCACCAACCCTGCAACGTCGCTTGG